ATAAAATACTCAGCCTCTACGACAGCTAAAGTTTTAGATCTATTTCTTTTGATGATAACTAATGGTTCATGCTTGCCGCAGTTTGCAGATGCTTGATCGTAAGCCTTCCAGATGTTCAAAGACTCCTGGCACTTACACTCAATACTATAAGGGAAGGCATCTCTTGCCTCTTTAGACATAATGACATCTTCACCACCAGCACCCATTGATGTTGATTTAACATTCTCTGGATGTATATCCAAGAGTTCAATGAGTTTATCTCTCATCCATTGTTGGAGTTTACGGCCTTTGGCTTTAGCTGATTGTGGTTTGATAATATTCTCCAAAAAAAATGCTAGGTTGAGCAAACAAAATGATAAAAAAAGCTCTACCGACCCCTAGCAAGCCGTCTAGGAGTTAGCTCATGCTAGGTGGCATACCTGCTGCTTTAGGTGCAGAAACATTCTCAGATTTTATAAATCGAAGAATCTTATTGCTGTCACCATAGCCACTATCATCACGCTCTGGTTCAATACCCACTTTACACGTTAATTCTTTACCTTGCAGTTCCATAGCATTTATTGGTGCTTTATCAAAGTTACATGCTTTTAGTAACTGTGCAAAATCTCTATTGGCGTATCCACGAATTTCATCTTGCTTATTTTGATCCGTGTGTTGATACCAAAGATTTAAATTTGAACGCAATTTCCAACCCGCATACTTTTCGCCAGTAACATCTACTTCAACTTTCAAATAATTATTACCTGCGGCTGAAAGTGTTTTTTCACACACTTTTATAATGCAAGGGTACTCACCTTCTGGAATCGTTGAACTTTTCTCTACTTCTTCCATGTTTATATTTAATCCGTCAAAATCACTCATTTAGCACCTCCAGATGCAAATCCTAATTGTTTAATAATATCGGTTAAGTTAGGTGCTACAAACTCATCTAACTTTCCACTTCTGTCTTTCGCTGTGTAACCTTGTCCAATCCGAGTTTGAAACCAACGACTGATAATTTTCTTACCGTCCTTGTCTTCATCATCGAAAACACGCATACATAATACTTCATCAAAGAAGTAAGGTATCTGTGTTGGCAACTTAGCACCCACCATCATCGGTTGATAATGGAACGTCCCTGTCGCCTCATCGCGTATACTTTGTTCTTTTGCAATGAAGACTACATGGATGGGTAAATCCCTAAATCTACGCATGGTTTTTATCATAACCTCAATAACTTCACCATAAGCTCTGCGTGGATCTTTCGTCTTGGCTTTTTCTTGAGCTAATAGAATCTCTGACATTTCGGTGATGCTATCCAAGCATACCGTGTCGTATTTCAACGTGCCATTTTCTAGCATAGATGCTATTTCCTCAATCTCTGATGCTGCCTTAACCTCAATAGCGTGAAGGTTATCAGAGTTTTTGATAGATAATAAGCCACTCTCCATACTGACCACTAAAGTCTTGCCTGGTGCAGTTTTGAGAGAAGTGGTTTTACCTGCTCCTGACGCTCCGTAGATTAACAATTTAGCACCTTGTTGCTCTACTAGTTCGTTGGGAGTTTTGATGCGACTCAAAATAGATTCGCTCATTACTTTCTCCTGTTTGATTAAAAGTTCTTTTAAATTAAAAAAAACCCTGTTACACTTGGTTTTTATCAACTTAAGGACTTATTGTAACATGAGCAAAGCAAAAAGCAACCACCAATGGAAGATGAATTTTTATTTCAGGCAAGTTGAGCTTGGAAAAAAAGAACTTACGTCATTATACGCATCTGGCTTAGAACCAGAATTTAAGGAGAAAGAAGTGCAAAGATATACCCTGAAAGAGTACATTGAATTTTTAGGCACAGAAGCTGCTGCCGAACTTTTTGACAGTAAACCAGATACGGTTAAGTCTTGGCGGTATGGTATGCGCCAACCTTCAATCCAACAAGCTAAAGTTATTATGCAAGTAACAGGTGGAAAATTAGATTTTGAATCAATCTATGGACCAATAGATGCAGAAGAAAAGCAAAGTTAGTGCTAAACATAAAAGCCACTGCGCAGGATTCTGCGTTGGAGCTTGCTCTTGCGTATGCTGAAGAGGGTTATTCACCTGTACCTTTATTAAGACACAATAAAGTGCCGCCTAAACATTTAGGCAGTTGGCAGAAATATAAAGAGCAACAACCGACAACGGAAGATATTACCCGATGGTTCGGGGGTCGTGACGATTTAGTCGTGGCACTGATCTGCGGTAAATTTATAGTAGTAGATGCTGATACTCCAGAAGCCTGTATCTGGGCGGAAGAGAACTTACCCAATACGCCATGTAAATGTATTACTGGTAAGGGTATGCACTATTACTACAATAATCCTGAAAATTATACAACCTACGTTGCGCGTAGAACCGAGACATCAGACCCCGCAAAGCTTATTGATATAAGAGGCGTGGGCGGTCTTATCATTGCACCGTACAATATTCATGCTACTGGTGCTATTTATGAACCCAAGTTCATAGACGGATGGGATTGGCACAATACCAGTGACTTACCCAATCTAACCAAAGAGCATTGGGTAATGATTACGGGTGCTGAAAAATTAAACGGTAAGGCCATCACTTCGCCTTTCTCCATGAAAGGAGTGTTGGCAGGCAGTCGTAATGACAATGCTGCTAGGTTGGCGGGTAATTTGATTGCTAAAGGTGTTAATATTGAAATGGTTGAGTTCTTTGTGCAATCATGGAATCAACAAAACAAACCACCGTTACCAAGATCAGAAGTATCCACGACTGTTAATTCTATTTTAAAAACGCATGAACGTAAAAACCAACAAGCCCCTGCTTTCATACAAAAGAAATACAAAGTGACTAAGCCTGAAGCACTCTATGATCCACCAGGTATCATCAAAGATATCTTTGAGTATTCAGAATCTATTGCGCAGATACAGCAACCCGCTTTATCCATGCAGACTTCATTAGCATTAGGCTCAGTAGCATTAGGTCGAATGTACCGTACCGATATGAATAACTTTTCATCTATGTATTTTATGTGCATAGCCAAATCAGGTCAGGGTAAAGAGAATGTTAAGACCACCATTGAATCAATTCTAGATTGTTCTGGTCATGCTGACATTATGGCGGGTGATGGTTATACCTCATCTGGCGCGGTCTATTCTTTACTCAGACACAAGCCAACACATATAACCGTAATGGATGAATTTGGTAAACGCTTAGAAAGTATAGCCAAAGCATCTAACTCTAACAAAGAAGACGCTCTACAAGTGCTTATGGAAGCGTGGGGTCGCTGTCATGGAACGATTAGACCAGACAACTACTCTTTGATGACATTGACCGTAAAACAACAGCAAGAGGCTATAGATCGCTCCACCATAAAGCCAGGCATAACATTGGTTGGCATGTCAGTACCGAGAAACTTTTACGGTGCGTTATCAACAGGTAGAATTGTAGATGGCTTTCTAAATAGATTTATTGTTGTTGAGTCAAAGTTACCACGAACAGTCGGCAGAATGGTTCCATACGTTGAGCCTAGCCATAAGATATGTGAGTGGGTCAGAAAAGTAAGACAAACAAAAACAGAAATGGAACAGCTTGCTAGAGATAACTCGGAGATTGATTTTAAACAAAGAATTATTACATTTGATAGCAGCTCTAGAGAATTATTAAACACATTAGCTCACGAGTTAGTTGCACAACAAAACAAATTAGAAAAAGACGGCTTGGAAGTGTTGCTTTCTAGAACACGTGAAAAAGCCATGCGTTTAGCTTTGATCTGCCAATTAGCAGATAACCCACTTTCCAAAATGATTACAGGTGATATAACCAAGTGGGCGATTGATTACATTTACTATTACGATCAAATGATGGTGCAAACTTGTGAGGACAAGGTAGCGGGTTCTGAAACTGAAAGCCGTATCAAACAAGTGCTTAGTTTCATTAGAACGCAAGGAGAGATTGGCATCAGTCGTAGAGACATAGACAGGCGTGAGATATTCAGATCAATGAAATCATTTGAGGTCAAAGAGATTATTAATCGTTTAATGAATGCAGGTGAAATTCAAGAAAAGGATGTTCGGATTAAGACCACTGGACGGCCTATGAAGAGAATTGTCGCTATTGATCCTAACTTCTTTGATGATTAAGCGCGTGCCATTAACTCAGCTATTTCTTGGTCTATTGCACTTCTTTTGGAAACTAAGCCGCCTCGATTAGCGTTCATTCTGGCAGCAATATCTTCATTGGCAATTGAACCGCCTAATAAACTTCTACTCATAGGAGCTTGGGTAGGTGCATTTGCTGTGTTACCTAATCCAATATTATCTGGAAGTCTCAAATTTAAAGATGGTGCTTGAGTAGGTATCATATCAACAACATCTCTAAATTGATCTGTCGCAGTATCTGTTATACCAGTTCTCTCGCCTTCTTTTTTGATGGCTTCAACACCTGCTTCTGTTCCTTCACGTAACTCAGTAACACCTGCAATCCTTAATGCTTTAGATGCTGCACTCAATACTGTCATTATTGATCCTTTATCTGATTTAGAAAGTGCTGCTATTATTCTAGGACTACTAAAGAAAGATTTATATACAGTCAAACCAACTGCAAGTGGCAACACATTCAAATTAAAAAAGTTTGCAGCGATCGTGCCTGCGACAATAGTACCTGCACCTGCTTTTTCTGTTGCTCCAATTGTGGTTTGCAAACTTCTAGCTAAACCTCTTAATGATGATGACATTTGTTTGCCGAACATCGCTTCTAATGTTTCATCACCGTATGAATCTAAAGCTCTTTGAAAAACACCAGGTTTAAATATATCTGATATTTCTGTTGATCCAGGTCTCACGCCTTTGTATATCATTTTTTCAAGAGCTTCTTCTCTAACAGCAGAAAAAGCCTCTGGCGATAAGATTTGTTTTGCTTGATTAATTTCTCTTGCGCTTTGTGGTCTAAATATCGCACCCACTATCGTTTCAGGATTTGAATTCTCTATATTTGTCATCAATCGAGATTTATCAGCAGACAATCTTTCATTACTAGCTTTTGCTCTGTCTTCAATAGAATCTAAGAATTTACCAAAAGTTGTTCCTTGAGCATCTTTAGATGATCTGATTTCATTAACTAATCTTAATATGTCTCTTTGTTGTAATTTTGGATCAAACTTACGCATATTTTGTAAAGTCGTAACCATCTTAGAATAATTTGCACCTAACAATGGTTCAAGCGTTGCTTTAAATTTTAAAATGTTATTGGAATAAGTTTGTAAATTAACAATACCAGTAGCAGGGTCTGTTGCTGTATCCAAAGAATCTTTGAATAATCTTCTTGTCAAATCTGTTCTTAATTGATTTGCTGTCGTCAAATCTTTTCTTTCCATCGCAGTGATAATATCTTCCATGTCACCACCTCTACCAGCTTTCATAACATATTCGTAAACATCTTTAGAATTTATACCAAATTGTTCGCTATCTGTTTTAATTTTTTGCACTCTTGCATTATTAAAAGGTTTTATTGCTTCTCGATATGCGTCTTGTTCATTTCTGAGTCTTTTAACAAGTTCTCCAATTTGTGTTTTGTCTTTTGGTGATAATTGACCAATCGGTCCTACTTTTGTTTTCATATCTTTTGATGAATAAATAAATGTTTCAGGTGCGTCATCAATAATGTCTGTAACTTTATCTTTTACTTTATCAAAAAAATGTCCAGCAGATCCTCCGTTCCCTAATTTTTGTGTAGCTTGGACACCTTTGAGTGCTTCTTCTATTTTTCTTAGTTTAGTAAGAGTTACTATTCCACCATAAGGACCATCTTTTTTACCTATCTGTTCTGAGAGACCTTTTATAATATTTAGTCCACCTAAATCATCTACGTATTGCAAAAGAACATCTTCATCTTTTAGTCTATCGTCAATGAATTTTTTAACTCCTTGCAATCTCGCTCCTAATCTTTCTGTGTAATTATCGTAAATAACACCACCCTGGAATGCTTTCATATCATCATCAATAGATTTATATATTCCTTGATGATGACCAATAGTGTCTTTGTATGCTTCTTTAATAGTGTTTTGCACATTCAAACCAAGATCGGATCTGTTAGTAGCTTGCATTATTGGTCCAAATCCACCTGTTTGTGCAGATAAATCATCAATCATTCTGCTCAAATAATTGTTTGCATTTCTTTCGGCAGCCTTTAATTTATCTTTTGCTATTTTTATTTCTACTGCAGGTGCATCTAAGTCAACAAGTCTTTGTAAATCTTTAGAAGCACCTTCCGCATCAGTTAATTCGCCTCTTAACTTATTGACTAATTGTTGATTATAATTTCTAAAACCTGTTTCTCTAGCTTGTCTACCTGCAATAGCCTCACCCATAGCTTGCGTTCTACCAGGTATAGCAGCACCTAAATAAGATAAACTTACGGCTGCTTTTTCGCCCAAATCAGCTATATTGCCTTTTTTAAATTCTTTATCTATTTCTTTGTTCGTCAGTACCCTGCCTTTTTTTTCTTCTAATTTTAGATAATCATCCATCGCATAACCTTTTGACATAACATGCGCACTTGCAATGTCTTTTGGGTTTGCTTTTTTACCAAAAAATGCAGTATATCCAACACTTCCTAACTCTCCTAGAGCTTGCGCTCCTGCTCCAAATACGAACTCAGATGTTAATAAGTCTGCTATTTCTTCTTTAGATTGTGTTTGTAAACCACTAGAAGACTCGTATGCTTCTTCCGCACCTTTACCAAATGATGTACCAAATCCAGATGCTAATATATTTGCAAATCTTTGATTACCAACAAGAGTTTTTATAAACTTTGCTACTCTCATGTGCGGTGATAATGCAGCTATCGCTCCAAATACAGGACCTGCAATACCAGATAGATCAGCAAAGTCGCCAGATGTAAACATTCTATTCTCGTCTATGACGATGTTTTTATCAGAAAACAATTTTTCATCAAATAAACCTTTTTCTGAAAGTGTCCTTTGGCCTTCAGGTGTTACTGCAAGGCTGCCTTTACTATCGTATGTAAAACCATCATCCCCTGCATAGTTAGAAATTATTCCTTCTTTTTCTATTTCTCTGCCAGCTTGATCTCGACCTTCTGCTATACCTATAAGTGATCGCAGTTTTGTACTTTTTACACCTGTATCGTAATCAAAAAATGCCTTATCGTATATTTTAGAGCCTTCAGTTTTTTCTAATTCAATAAACGCTTTTTGAGTCGCCTGATCTTCATTATCAGCTTGTACTCTTATAACTACATCAGGTCTAACTTTTACATCGTAAATCATTTTGGTACTGCGTCTATAAAAGTGATGTCTGTACCTTCGTATGGATTGTTTTGATTATTTGAAGCTGTAGGAACTCCAAAAATTCTTGGTTGAAGAGGTACTTTTAAACCATTTTCAGTAAAATATAAAGATATTGCAGAGTATTTATTTCTAGCTGTATTAGTTCTTTGAGTGATGCTTGTTATTTGAGCTTCAATTCTTTCCAATACTTCTGTTTCTCTTGTTAATGGATTTTTTAAACTACCTACCAATTTTTCAGCAATTTTTCTATCAACATCAGATATTGTTCTACCGCTTTCGCCTGTAATAGTTTTAATGTTACCGTTTGAAATTTGTTCAAGAATTACTATAGCTCTTTCTCTTGGTGTAGTCGGTTCTTGTGAGCCACCAGGTAAAAATCCTTTTGCTTGTGCAAATAATGAACTTGCAATTGCGCCAAATCCTGTAATTTCTGATTCAGACATTATTTGTTTTACAGAATTAAACAATTCAATACTAGCTTCTCCTTGCTCTATATCATTTATAGATTCAGCTAATTTAGTAGTTTGTTCTGCTATTTTAGAACCTGACGTATTTTTAATCCTTTCTTTTGCTATAAATTCAGCAAAATCACTTGTTTTAGATTGTGCAGCTCTTGCAGCTACTTCTTCAGCGTATTTCTCTTCGGCTGCACTAGCAGCCCCTAACGCTATCCCTTGTCCTAATTGACCAGTAGTTGTTAAGCCTTTACCAATGTTACGTACAAATCTTAAAAAATCAGGGCTGCGTGTAAATTGAGCAAA